CCCTGGGTATTATTGGTGCTTTTTTAAAGTTGTAATATCCATAATTATTCTACAATATTTAAAGGTGATGTTACCTTTTCCCAATTCTTATCATAAGAATGTGTTTCATTGTTAAATCTTCTTAACCATTTTTCGGTATAAATTGTTATTTCTCCGTCACTTTCTGAATACGGATTAATATATTCGTGTTGTTCCCTTGTAGTTTTATATTCATTGAAACAATGTGGACATCTTACATATCCCCAAAAGAACCAAAAATGTTCATTACCACATTCGCATTTTAAACTTTCGTCCATTTTAAATTAATTATTTTTTATACTGTTACTTCAATACTGATTAATAAATCCGATTCTGGTGTTGATACCATTAGTGAGTTTTCAAATACATATATTTTAGCAGAACCATCTGTCATACCAATTGTTTTGAAATACTTCTTAGGGAAAGCTAATGTTCTCGGATAACTATAATCTGTTTCAGCGACAGTTAATTCCCAAGCACCTTCACCTATAGACACAAAATATTCTCCATCCTTTTCATATGTATTCATAAAGAAAATATTCATTTCAGCATCAGGTGTAGCTAATTTTTTAATTTTATCAAAATCGGATGCAGCTAATTCAAAAGTAAAATCAGCATCATCTAACTTAATAAATTCTTTTATTTTATCAACTGATATTCGTGTATTCATTGCACGTGGATCATCACCATAAAATGATTGTCTTAATTTATTACCTGATCTAAATGATATTAGATTAGAAAAGAATTCATCACCCAATTCATCATATTGGATTTTTCCTTTAAATGTATCCATATCAAAGTCTGACATAATTTGTAGATTTCGTGCAATTCCTTTTGCACTTTTTCCGATATACATTATAGTTTCATCGAATTCTTCTATATCAAATAGTTCATTTGTTTTAAATATAAAACTTTTGAACGCATTAACAGATTGTCCTTCACCAACTAATGAATAAATTAATGTATTTTCTTTATCGAATTTGAATAAGACTTTATCATCTAATCTTGATAAGTCTTTTAGTGTATCAATTAACTTATGTAAGTTATCTTTTGATATACTAAATGCTATTTCTTGGGTTTTTAACATACCTATACTTTTTATTTTAATTATTTTAGTATAAAAAGTATGTTTTGTTTATTTATTATAAAGATTTTAATTGTTCATAGTCATTTTCTATTAATGCTTTTAAACCAAAGTGTTTAGGTTCTAATATTAATAAGTCATCAAATGACATCCATTTGTAATTTTCAGTTTCCCAATCTAAGATTGGTTTAAATTCATTTTCTATAATTCCAATAAAATTATAATATTTAAAATTCTTATCTTTAAATACATAAGAATCTAATAACGTTACCTCTCCTTCATATCCCGTTTCTTCTTGAATTTCTCTTATGACTGCTTCTTGGGGATTTTCATCATCATCTATCTTTCCACCCCACACACCCCAAGTATGAGGTTCTAATACATCAGCAGAACGATAAGAAATTAAAAATCTTTTAGTATTAGTACAATATGGCAAAACACCAGCACCTTTTTTACCCCACCAGAATCCAGTATCGGTGTTATATAATGTTTCTTTTATAAAATCTTTAAATTTTGTTTTCATAATTTAATTCATCATAGACCTATTTTTAGGTGTAAATTTACCTCTATTGGGTATATTACCACCTTGATATGGTGATTTGGGTGCTCCTGGCTTCATATAAGGCATTCCTGGGGCATTATTGTTACCTTTGTATATCTTACTATACCCACTAGAGAAAGTTGATAAATCAGGTGTATCTTCTTGATATTGGGTTCTTTTTTCTTTTATTATATCATCTAATGATCCACCTAAGAAATCAATTAAATTATCTATCATATCTTTATATGCAATATGACTAAATGCTGTTGATAAAACAATACAAGTCATAATAGCATCATCGTGTCCACTTTCAGACCTGAATGTTACATCACCAGATGGTGTATCGTGTTTAGTAAATGTTGTTACTTCTTGAATAGTATATTTATCGTGTACAAGAATATTTCCTTTCCTGGTATTTACCTGGTAATCCTTTATAAGAAGTTTTTTATTTCTATTAACCCTAATACCCATTTTAGTCTTTTTTTCTTCTTGTCTATTTTTAAAACGCAAGAATACGTGATTTGAATATTCATTTTCCTGGTTGAATACATTTGGTATATGTGCTAATAATGCATCACCATATGTATTTCTTTCAAGTGCTATTCTAACATTATCTGGGTTAAAAAATTCAAATGCTAACATATATAATATATTTGAAACTTCTTCAACTGAATAAACATTTGTTTTAAATATTCCAATTTGTTCTAATTTGAAGTAATCATAAATATCTACAAATTTACTTTTATATTTTTCTATTTCATCTGGTGTCTTTGGCATTATTCTAAATATATTAATAACTGAATAATCTTCACCCAATCCTTCACTTAAATCCACACCCATAAATATATGATAATCCATTCTTTTACTCATATCAAAAAGACTCGGTTTATTCTTAACAAATTGTAAACCACCATAAGCTAAATTTAATTTTTCATTAAAGTGTGGAATTTCAATATATTCCATTTTTAATTGGTTTTCATACATCTCTTCTATTATAGTACTTTCAAATAACATCTTATTACCTGTTAAGAAGTGTAAGTCGTATTCCTGTTTGAAACCATCTTCACCCCCAATGAATTTAGTTTCTTGTTTTTCCCAATTTGTTAATCTACCTAATTCCCCTAAAGGTATAATATCATTTATACGTAATTGTGCAATGTGTGAATAATGGGTTTTATCATCATTCTTTTTATGTTTTATAAATATACCCCACTCGTTATTTTCTTTCTTTTCATACCATTCAAATCCTTGTGAAGTTAAATAGTCTTTTACAACACCTTTATTAATATCATATTTTCTTAGATTCTTTTCCATTAAGAATAATTTAGTATCTCTTCTACCTTTAATCTGCCACCAATAAACACGCATTGATTTAAATCCATTCCAGTTTGGATCATCTTCAGGGAGCTCTGATTCAGTTAATAGTTTATGAAATAAGTTTAACCCTTTTGGTGTTGATGTAATAATAAGTCGTGAATCATCAATAGCTGAAAGAATAGGAACAACAGCAGTATAGTATGGTTCTATGTAGTTATTAGGAATGTGTGCAAATTCATCAAGATATAGAAGGTCAATAGTAAAACCAATAGCAGGTTCTTTTGTTCTTTTATCTGTCTTAATTCTACACCCATTATCAAATGTAATACTAGATTGATTCCAATTAACAATTCCTCTTTGAACGAAGAATGGTAATAACTTATAAATATTTTTAATTTTTTCGATAATCTCAACAACAGTTGCACCTTTGTTAGCAACAACCATAGCACCCTTATCTTTATTAAATAAACAAAAATGTAAAATAGTAATAGCTGCTGATACTGTTTTTCCAGTTTGACGGGATGCCATTAATATAGATCGGTGATTTTGAAATAAATCAATAATATCCTTTTGATAATCACGTAAAGTCATTGGACCAACTGTACCATCTTCTCTTTTAATCTGACAATACTTTTCAGCGAAGTAGTGAATATCTAATTTACATTTAGCATATTCCTCTAATTCCTTTTTGGTCATAGCGAATTTTATACCTGCTTTTCTAACACCCGGTTTATTATCAAACCAAATTTTTTCATTTAAATGTAATTTAACACCCTTATTTTCTTTTTCTATAAGGTCATTAACTTTACGTGTAGTCCAGACATTTATATACTTTTCGTTTATATCTTTTTGTGATACTTTCATTATAATTGATAGTTTTTACGATAATACAAAATCAACATCCACATCTCTAATTTTGAAGTTGACATATAATATATCCCTTACCGTACCTTCATATAATTCTACATTAAAATCATAATCATATTCATTTAATTCAGGTAAGTATGCATCTATTTGTATACCAATTTCTCTTTCGATCTTAGATGATGGTACTTGTGTTGACCATAAATAATATTCTAAGTCTGCTCCGAAATTAGGATCACCTAAAACATCACCTTTATTAGTGAATAATATAGTTTCCAATTTTTGTACAATAAATTCAATTGGACGATCTTCTATAACTCTTCTACTATTATATTTAGGGTGTTCTTTACCCCTTATGTTAAAATCCCTAATATCTGCGGTTGACATATTAAACTAATTTTCTTTTTAGATATATATTATATATAAAAAACAAGTAAACATAAATGACTGACAATACTAATAATCAACAAAGTGTATTAAGTGTTTCAATAATAGACTATCTCGGTGTAATGGAAGATGGTGTTGGTTTATTACTAAGTGTAATGATATTTGATGAATTATATGAAATTGCTTATTGGTTTAATCGTGAAGGTAAAGTAAGTTTTGTACCAGAAGAAAAATTATTAAATAAATTAGGTGTTGATTCTATATATGATTATGATAGGATTGAAGATTTAATTATGGTAGTTCATGCTAATATTCCTAATATTGATAAAATCTTAGATGAATTTTTAGATTAATTATTTATTAAACCATTCACCATTTTTATCTTGATAAATCAAACCTTCTTCTTCTAATTTATAGATTGCTACTGATTCTGATTCTTCAAAAACTTCATCTTGTATTCTTTTTTGAATCATATCTTTTGAATCATTTAAATAAAAAGTATCCTGATTCCAATCTCCATTAAGATCGTCATTTTCAACCCATATGTCCAACCATGCACTAAAATTACTATTTTCATCTTCAATCAATACACTAAAAAAACCATCATTATTTTCTATCTTTGTTGCAATTGGTTTAAAATTAGATATTATTTCATCTGCATCTACACGAACATCATATTCAAATTCTTGATCAGGTCTTAAATCATCCCTATCAACAGGTTTCATATAATCCCTCAAACTTTCATTAATAAAATCTTTGAAACTTTTAATCATTTAATTAATCATTTTTTATGATGATATATATAAATATCTTAAACTTTATTTATTTTTCATCATATAAATACTTGTACATACGAAAAAAAGAATAGAAAGAACATGCCAAAATCAAAATTAAGAAAAGGTC